TTTTCTTGTAAAAATCCAAAAATATCTTAAAGATAATTTGGAGTCAAAATCCTAATATTGTATATTCCCATCACGGGGTTTGAAAAAAACGTATAATAAAAAAAGTGTGACAAGGTGACACACGGTATTATAAGGAATACCCTATTACAATTAAATAAAGTTATGAGAAATAAAAAACTAGTACAAAACAGATTATCTACCCTCCAGGGTCAATTAAAAAAACTTGATATGCAAATTCATAGAGGTGGAGATAGAGTAACTATCAATGAAGCTCAAAGAGCAGTAGAAGAAACAGTTCAGGATATTGTTGACATTATAGAAAGAGAAGCATAATGAGTCTATCAGCAGAACAAATTCAAACAAATTGGAATAAATTTTTAGCGTATATTAATACTTACATCTCAGATCCTAGAAGAGAAAAATTATTAAAATTTTACTATAAATTCGAAGATGATCTTGTATTAATGCCAGCATCGCATAAAACAGCTTACCACAATGCATTTCCAGGTGGTTATATTGATCACGTTAATAGAGTTATAGAAGGTGCTTTAGAAATAAATGAGGTATGGAAAAAATTTGGAACAGAACAAAATTACACCATTGAAGAACTTGTATTTTCAGCTATAAACCATGATTTAGGAAAAATGGGTAATGGTGAAGAAATGGCTTATTTACCATCTAAAGATGATTGGAGAAAAAAGAATCTAGGTGAAATGTATCAATACAATAAGAAATTAGCCTATATGTCAGTTCCAGACAGATCTATTAAATTACTAGTTGACCATGATATTAAGCTTACTGAAAACGAATGGATGACTATTAAATTACATGATGGTTTATATGATCAAGCAAATGAGCCTTATTTAAAAAATTTCATGCCAGAGCAAAAACCTCGAACTTCCATGGTATTTATAATTCATCAGGCAGACTTAATGGCAGCAAGAATCGAATTCGAGCAAGTATGGCTATCAAAATTCAATGAAGAAGTTTTAGATAAACCTAAGGCTAAAAAATTGGATGTAAAAACAAAAGCACTTGGTTCAATGAAAAGCGAAGGGTTAAAAAACATGTTAAATAGTTTATGATTGAAATAGTTACCATATCCATTTTATCAGTATTAGTAGTAATTTTAGGATTTACTACTTTTAATTTACTACGCAAAAATGAAATACAAGAAGACATATTATCAGAATATCTTAATTATTTAGATCAATTATCTAAAACAATAGAAGCATCTGATAAAAAACTCAAAGAAATAGATCGAGCCGGTACATTTAAATCCGATGATGAGGTTGGACAATTTTTTGATTCCATCCAAAAGATTCAAGATATCTTAAACGATTTCAAGTTAAAAGAAATAAAATGATTACCGTGGCTAAAAAAAGAAGACCCAAGAGTAAAAACTACTTTACTAAAGATACTGAACAAGCTATTGTCAGATATAACAATGAACCAGATTCAGAAGTTAGAAGTCAAATATACAGAGATGAGATACATTATGCTTTTTTCAAATTAACAGAAAACATAATTCACACCTTTAAATTTTATTACACCGAAGTAGATCAAATAGAACACCTACAACATGAAGTAATAACTTTTTTACTTTCTAAATTACATCTATTTAATCCAGACAATGGGGCAAAAGCGTACTCATATTTTGGTACCATAACTAAAAATTGGTTAATAGTATATAATACAAAAAATTATAAAAAACGTGTTTTAAAAGCACCTGTGGATGAATTATATAAGGATGATAATTACTCATACCAGATGGGTGAAGAAAAGGAAAAAGATAGATTATCTATTTTTATAGATGCTTATGTTAAGTATGTAGAAGACAGATTTGATAAATTTTTCCCTAAGGGCAATGATGCTAAAGTAGCAGATGCTATATTAGAATTATTCCGTAAAAGAGAAAATTTAGAAATATTCAATAAAAAAGCATTATATATCTATATTAGAGAAATAATGGCTAGCCATGGCTTAGAAGTAAAAACACCTAAAATAACCAAAATAGCTACTAAATTATATGGTTTATTTAAAGGTAGTTATATTTTTTATCTAGAAACGGGCTATATAGATTTCGAAAAATCCTAATTAATCATATTTATACATGAACCAAACGTATAACTATGAGCCATTTAGACAAAAATATATTCGGTAAAAAATCCTACTCGGATTTACTTAAAGAAATTTACGATAATCAAAAGAAGAAAGAAACCCAAATTAGTGCATTAATCAACGAGTTAAAGCCATTAATCAGTGATATAGGTGATGCTACAATGATAGTACCACTTATTAAAGAGTATATGGAATTAGGCATTAAAAATGATGAAGCACTTATAAAAGTAGCCACTATTTTTCAACGTATTTTTGCAAACGAAGGCAATGAGGATAATGGATTTGGTATAAGTGAAGCTGAAAAAGAACAACTACTAAACGAAATTCAAAACTTACAATTACCCCCTAAAAGAGAAGAATGAATTATAAAAAAGGATTATCATCAAATGAAACTCTTCAACCCTCTACTTTATCTAGCGGAATAAATGATATTCTCTCTATTCAGGATGAGGTTAATTCTAAGCTTAAGTATGGCAGAGTAGTAGATAGTATTTTAAATGAAGAACACCCTCAAATTGAAAATTATGGGGGATTAAATGCTATTGGGGGAGTTTTATTTAAAGAAATAAACTTTGAATCCTCAGGGGTAACATTTGCAAAACCCTTATTTCCTCAAATTACAAATCCTCCTTTAATTAATGAATTAATTATTGTTTTTCAATTTGCATCTACAACAGAAAATCCTTTTACTAAGGAAATTAAAAATGAATTTTATTATCTTTCCCCTATTAATTTATGGAATAGTCCTAATTGTAATCCTTTACCTCCAACTACTACACCATCTTTAAATAAAAAATCTTATAATGAAGTTGAAGCTGGTTCTCCAAATAATATTAATTTAGAAGAAAAAGAAAATTTATCTCCTTCCCTAAATAGCCCTACAAATCCTTCCCAAAATACTTTTGAAGAAAATGGAAATATTAATCCCTTATTACCATTTGCTGGGGATATTATATATCAAGGAAGATTTGGAAATTCTATAAGACTAGGAAATACCTCTTATTCTTTAAATAGGTTTAATGAACCCAGAAATAACTGGTCTGAAAATGGACAGGATGGTAATCCTATTACAATAATTAAAAATGGAATAAACGAAAATACTAATACCCCAGGGTGGGTTCCTATTACAGAAGATATTAATATTGACCCTTCATCTATATATTTAACTTCTAACCAGGTAATTCCTATAAGAGTAGCGAATGCTAATTATAATTCTTTTTCTACCCCACCAGTAACTCCTAACTTATATAATAATTCCCAAGTAATAATTAATTCAGGTCAATTAATTTTTAATTCTAAAAAAGATAATATTCTTCTTAGTTCGCAAAAATCTGTATTTATAGGAGCAAATTCTTCATTTAATGTTTCAACTAAAGAAGTAGTTATAGATTCTCGTAATATTAAATTAGGGAGTAAAAATGCAGAAGAACCTATGATATTAGGAAATAAATTTTTAGATAATTTAGAAATTATAATGAAAGAAATATCTGTTTTATGTAAAACTCTTTCTAAAGTCAAAGAAGTTACCTCAGTAAATACAGAAACGGGAATTCCAAATAAAATTAATGCTGTAAATGGTCAATTAAAAGTTCAAGCTGATAATTTATCCGATATGATTGAAGGTGGAGGTGTAGGATTTATAGATCAAATAGAAAGCTATAAATCTAATGTTAATAAAATTATATAATAATGAGTGGAGGATTAGCTGACATAAATAAACCAAAAAATGTAAGTGGGGAAGTTAAATTTGTTAAAGATCCTACAAAACAACCTACAGGTGAAAATGTAATTATAAATTACACATATAAAGTACAATATATAGATACTGTTGTAGGGAGAGATATTCCTTTTGATAAAAAACCAGAATGGGTCCAACAAAAACAAATTAATAATCTTTTAAAAGTAGGAATTGATATAGTAAATAGAAGAAGAGATATTACAGCTAATGTAAAAACAGTTCAAAGAGAAGAAGGAATTACTAATGATGATTTAACTTACATCCCATCCCCTGAATTTAATGATTTAGATAGTTATAGAAGTA